AGATAATCTAGGGGATCTAGAGGTTCCGGGGAGATCTAGAGGTTCCGGGGAGATCTAGAGGTTCCGGGGAATCTGAGGGTTCTAGGGTTTTAGGGGTTCTGGGGTATCAATATTATCTAGTGTCCACGCTGTCCAGCCCGTCCATTATTTGCAAAATTTTCTATAAACACTGGCCCCTCCCCACCCCCGCGCCCTATTTTTTTATAATTTTTCCTATAAAAATTTTTTTATATAATATTCGCGAATTGTTTCCAAAATCCCTAGATCCCCGGATCCCCCAGATCCCCTAGATCCTCCAGACATCTAAATCCCTAGACTCCCGGACCCTTTCCAGAATCTCGTTTCTCTATTAGACAAACCTCTCTATTAGAAACGTCACCCCCGGATACATGCGCGTGGGTAATAGAAACGTTTTTCCAGATTTTGCCCGGACCAAAAATTCAACTATCCGTTCTACAGGAAGCGTTGCTTCCCCGCGCACAAGGAATCTAGATCTCTGGACATCTGGACATCTGGAAATCCACAGGGGTATAATGTGCAAAATCCAGATGTCTGGATAACCAGAGGTTCTAGAGGATCTGGAGGCTTTAGGGGATCTGGGGGATCTAGGGGTTCTGGGGATTCTAGAGGATCTGGAGGCTTTAGAGGTTCTAGGGGTTCTAGACAAACCTTTTGGTCATGTTAAGATAAGTATAAATGAACATGCAACAACAAATAAACGATCTGCAAAACCGCATAAAACAATTGGAAATGGAGAATAAGGATCTGCGGCAACGGTTAAACAAAACCTACGAGTTTATACACAACAATGGCAACTCTGAATACAAGCAGGACTGGGATGGCGTGATGGTGAGCAGCAGCCATGTCACGACAAGCAATAGTGAACGCCTGCAGTTTTTGACCAGCAAGTTTGGGGTTGACGAATATCCATTGGAGTAAGCGTGAAATACACCCGTTATTGGCATGTTCCCGAGCTTAGCAAAAAGGAACGCCGGCGGTTAAGAAAGCTGGCCAAGCTGCGCGATCCGTTCGAAATCTGGATTGATCACCACAACCACAAGCTGGAGGTAATAAGGACCCTGGGCAACATGGTCAGCGCCATACTAGGCATATGCGTGTTTCTCAAGGTGTTTGGAGTGATTTGAAAAGCGTGAAGCAATTTGTTCAGAACGTATTTCAGCTGCTGGTACAGTTCCTGATCATTGTCTGGATATGGACAGGGGGTCTGATATTGTTGGGTTTGTTGTGGCTTTTTTTTAAAACAAAAGAATTCTTACTAATAAAGGTGCTGAAGAGGGAGTAAACGTTTGAACATATCCCATGCATGTCATGTCAGAAAGGAATGAGCATGATGGGAATCAAGGTGGCAGATCTGGAGGTGCTCCCGGACGCCCTGGTGGAACGGTACCAGAAAAGGTACAAAAAAGGTGACCGTCGATTTCTTGACAAAATAGTATTGCACAACATCAAGTTGGTCATACATCTGGCCCACAAATATTATCCTCCGGCCGGATACGACCATCAGGACCTGATCATGGCAGGAACGCCCGGACTGTACACGGCCGCCCGGCGCTGGAAAAGGACGGGCGGAGCCAGCTTTGGCACATATGCAAGCTATTATATTAAACATCACATGCGCCGGTTCATCCAGAAAAACACACACGTGGTGAATGTACCGTACCGTTTCAACGATGCATTGGCCCAAGCGCACACGGAAAAACGGGAGGTGGAATCAAGACTGGGCCACGGAATAATGGAGGATGATCATCATCTCAGTGCCAGGGCACAACGCACGTTCCGCCGCACTGCGCAGCGCGTGAATATTGACGGTGCAACCGATCCTGAAACCGGCGAGCCCAGTCCCATGGATCTGATGGATCCATCCTGTGAAGAGCCATTGCTGGGAGACGAAGAGAAACAACTGATACACCGTTTGATCAATGAGCTTCCATCCCGTCTGCAGGTGATATTGCGGGCCCGTTTCGGACTGGATGGGAGTGCAAACAGTCCGGATACCATCCCCACCCTGGAAATGTTGGCAGGACAAATGGGAATTACCCGGGAACGCGTGCGGCAATTGGAAATGGCGGCCCTGAGCAAGCTGCGGCAGCGATTGAGAAAATTGAAAAACTTTGAGCATCTGCAGTTGACGCCGCGCTAAGCTCCGGGACGGTTGCAGCAACGTTGGTCTGAAGGACAAGCCGCTCTATTAGAAACGTGTTGCCCAGATACATGCATCATTATTATAAAATATAAATTGTTTTTATAAAATAAAGGTGTATTTTTTTAAAAATATTTCATTGTTTATCAACGATTTATGTCTTTTTTACAAAAATAACTGTTGATATATTAAAAAATTCATTTATATAAAAATGCATGACCATCACATATCTTGATGAAAAGCAGGGACTGGCAGGCGCGGCCACAACCGTGCCGGCCCTGGAAGGAGTGGCAGCAAATGCTGCAGCATCTTCCAACATTCCAGTTTTTCAAAACGATTCCACGGTGATGATTGCAAAACGCGGCCGTCCCAAAGGCAGCCGGAACAAAACGACAAGGGCCACGGCCGGATACAGAAAAGGTCCGGGCCGCCCGCCCAAAAACAAAAAACGTCGCAGTTCCAAAAGCAAACGGGGCAACCGTGTTCGCAACGTCACCATTCGCAAAATCAAACCCAGAAAGAAAAAAAATATGACAACTGAAACCTCAACCACAACCACAACCATCAACGAAACTCGCCGGGGCCGCAAGAGCGAAGGCAAAACCTGCAAGCTGGTGTGCCTGATCACGGGCAGCACCCGCACCGCCGGCAGCGGATATCTGAGCACCAAGCCCAGTGAGTTCCGCTCAAACTATATCAGCCGCCCTGCGCTCAAGCTGCTGCGTCAGGGGTTGACCGTGCAGCAGGTGCGTCAGCAACTGCAACAGGGCATCAACCTGAATGACATCAGCGCAGAAGCTCTGCAGACGGCCATTCAACTGAACGGCAAGCACAAGAAGTAATAATATATAAACCGTGTTTCCGTGAACAGGTTCCCCATCGACTGTTCCGACCGCAAGGATAGCGGGCCACTATTCCCACAACAAGTGCCCGGCGGAAACATGCTGTTTTCCTTATCCCAAAAGGGACAAGGACCAAAAATTCACATCACCTCTACCAAGGAACAACCTTTCTGAAGGGCAAACTTGTCTATTAGAAAGACCGTTCCAGAAAGCATACATGACCAGATTATATATTTTATTTCCAATATTGTTGACAGGATGTAATGGAATGAGGGGCGCCGGCGACGGTGCTGATTATGTCAGCCCCGGCACCAGCACGGTCGTGGGCGGCACCCTGGTTGGGGCCGGCACAGGAGCGGCCATTGGTGCATTGGCAGGTCCTCCCGGAGCGGCCATTGGCGCAGTGGCTGGAGCAGCAGCGGGGACTGGAGTGGGACTGGGAATCAATGCAGCCAACGAGAAAGATCAAACACGCGTGGTGGCTCCGCGAGATTCTGTAAATAAAAAGTACGTGATCAATCCATACAACAACAAGCAAAAACTTTATGTTGGAGATGCTGCAGAAGGAACCGTCAAACGCGATCCCGTGGGCAGACTGTACGTGGTGGGCCCATGAGCGAGTTCCTGCTGCTGGCGTTCCTGATTGTGCTCACGAGCATGGGACTGAACAAATGCGCAGGCACTGATGCATCTGCACAGAACGGTAACGGTCCGGGCCAGTTCAAAGCTCACCTGAATGCCCCGATCACATACGTGATGGCGGCCCGCGATCCTTTCAATCCCCGTTACGTGATCAACCCGTATCGACAAAATGAACGACTGTTCGTGGGCGAAGCTGTCGAGGGCACCATCCTGCTGGATCCGGCAGGCGGCCCTTATGTGGTGGGTCCCCGGTAACCAAGGAAATATATAAAATGAATGACCAACAAATCATGATGCAAATGGAAGTGAACATGGGACATCGCTGCAGCTTTGTCGGGGACCATGGTGTGATGCACGGAGTGATCACGGGCGTCAGCAATGCTGAACATTACGTCGTGACCGTCGATCATCCGTGCATCTGGGAATGGTACGTGCGGGCAGAGAGCATCCGGCTCGAGTAACTTTGGTATCCCCTTTGCCAGGGAAACGCAACTCCGCCTCCAGGGGGTGGGACATTTGCTGTCCGTCAAGTTTTTCAACTGAAAGACTCTTACAGTCCCAATTTCACGGGTGGAACAATACAGCATTAGGTGCAAAAATTTAGGCATCCCTCCAGATCAGTTAGGCATCCCTCCAGCACTGGTTTCAGGGCATCAGGACATCAACCTTTTCGAGGTTGCCTCCAACAGGTACAAGTGGCCCTTTTACAAAACGATTGGATCGCCGGCCCGGAAAATTCACCCGGAACAGCATCTCCCGGAATCAACCGACGAACGAGTTCGCCCTTTGATTCTTATAAAATATAAAATCTTTTTGTTTCCCATTTCTTTTGTAAATAGCTGATATGAAGAAGCGGAAGATTTTGCAAAAAAAAGCTTGTAAAGAAAACAAAGATCTGCTTAACTGCCCAGAACCAAAACAGAAAGAGGATAACCCTGTGAGAATGACTGCCAAACTGCGAAGCAAGCTGAAGAATGTTGTCAGCGTGGGTCAAGGATTATGGCGGGTATTCAACAGCAAAGGAGATGCCTACTACTGCAAGGATCCAATTCTGCTGGCTGATACCGTGTATCGGCGCAAATATGCAGAGGTGGAGATAGAGAACCTTAATGGCCAGTATATGAATATGTACAAAATTACTGGCAGAAAGCAGAAATGAAAAAGATCAAAACCAAAAACCCCGACCGTAAAACCATCGAGAATTTTATCGAGGAATATTATCCCGATGAACTAAACCACATCCTGCTGGCAGATGGTTTCGAGCAGGCATTCCTTGGCGTGGGTTGTGCATACACTGGCAAGAATGTGGCCATCTATGACCGAGCCAAATGCATTCGAATTTTGGAGCAGGATATGAGCAACAGCGAGGCAGAAGAGTATTTTGGTTTCAATGTGGAATGTGCATATGTGGGCGATTACACTCCCATCTTCATGCATAAGGTGAGTTAATAGGGCGTATACCCCCCATAAAATATATAAATTATTTTCTTTACATTTTGAAAATAATTCGATAGAGTCCTAAACACTATGAGCAACCAAAACACAACCGACAACAAACCCTCAACCGAAACCAACAGCGCAAGTGGAGGAGTGATGAATCTCAGCCACGGCGAAAGCAATCTGACCAAGGTCAGCGAGATTGTGATTCCCGAATTCTTTTCCCGCCGTCTCAAGACAGGAAGTGAGACGCTGGACAAGGTGTTCGGGGGCGATGGACTTCTGCCTTCGATGGTGTTCACTCTCGCGGCGGGTGCTGGTCTTGGCAAAACCACTTTCCTTCTGCAAGCGTTGGAGAGTATGACCAAGGTGGGAATTCGCACCGCCTATGTTTCGGGCGAAGAAAGCCGTGAAATGCTGGCGTATACTTGCAAGCGTCTTGGCTTGAAGAATGTGAGCATCGCCATTCAAACCGATGTGGACAAGGTGTGCGAGATGATGAGCGATGTGGATGTGCTGGTGGTGGACAGCTTTCAATGTCTGACCACAAGCAAGAAGATGAACAGCCGTGAGAAAGAAAGCTACTGCATCCACGAACTGATCAAGACCGCCAAGAAAAGCGAATGCGTTCTTGGTCTGATTCTTCACGTGACCAAGAGCAACAACTATCGGGGTTCGACGCTGATTCCTCACGCCGTGGACGCAAACTTTATGATGCGTTCGGGCGTGGGCGATGAGGATGCCCGAATCATTTACAGCACCAAGAATCGCTACGGCAAATTGTATAACATCGAACTGCGTCTTGGACACAACGGATTTGATTTCGAAAATCCCCGAATCAATGACGGAACTGCCCCTGCTCCCCAAGACCCCCGCAAGGTTCGTTGGCAAGAGGATTTGCGGAAGGTGCTGGGTCTGGCCGAGCCGATCAAGCAAGTGGATGTGACCAATGCGGTGGATGGGAATATTCAGCGGGGTTATCTGCTGATCAAACAACTCATCCGTGAGGGCAAGCTGATCAAGGATGGCCGAGGCGAGGAAGCCGTCTACAAACTGACGGACGCTGGCAAAGCAAGTCTGGCCGAAGCCGTCGAGGATGGTGAGGGCGAGGGCGTTGACAATGTCGGTGAAGTAGGTGCTCAAGAGGAGGGCGGGGTTTAATCCCCCGCTCTCCCTTTTGTATAAAATATATTCTTTACAAATGAAAAAGAATTTGATAAGAAAGCGGAAGATGAAACACAAAAACGCCTACGAATATATCAACAGCTTGCCCGAGGAGGAACAGGAATATGTGTGGAGCGACTGGCTCAACAGTTCCACCGAGGAGATTCTTATCTGCTTGTTTCACCATATGCCCGCCAGCGTTATTCGCAGGGATATCATGGAACTGCGCAGGGAAGCCAAGGAGATGGTATGAAGAATACAGATTACAAAAAAGAATTGGAGCGGTGTGTGGAACTGCTGGGTCAGATGATGAGCCAGGCAGATGAGGACACGCCCCACGATTGTCGCACCCGCCACTTTGAGCAGACCATGGCCGAAAGCCATGACTATATCACCCACGCCAAGGAGATACTATAATGAAAAAATACAGAGTGACATTCAAAGATACCATCGTGGCAGAAACCGAGGAAGCTGCTTATGACAAGTTGTTGGAATATCTCGGGGACTGCGTTCGTTACCAAGACGTGGTGGCATTTGATTTTGAAGAAGTG